GAACAGATTTCTGATTACGTATTAGAACACTTCGGTGGAATGATTCGGGATCAATTAGATTATTTCTTAACTACATTAGGCTCTAGTACTTTAAATATCATTAATATTGAGATATTAGAGGAATTATTGATTATAGAAACCGTATAGAAGGTTACCGTGAGTTATTTAGACAATCCGCAGGTATTTTTATTTGACAGAAAACTAACTGATCGATATATTAAAGAAATTGTCATTAGAGTTTTGAGAAGATTAGAACTACTTGGTGATGAAATCGATGATTCTGTAAAAACATTATTAAACCATATAGCTGATGCTTATATCGTAAATGATTTTGCAGGATTAAACGAACATCGAAGAAATAATCTATTTGGAAATGAGAGCTTAAGCGAAGAAACACGTTTGAGAATCATTCGTTTGTTGTTAAAAATGAATATCGATATAGATGTATTGGTTTATAATGAAGATTACGATTTAGAATATCCGATTTATGAATACGTGATAGATCTTATCGAGCTTGAGCTTTATGAGAAATCAAGAAGAGATAACATCATTAATCGATATCTTTTGGGTATTAGCAAAAATGAATATAATGAGTATAAAGTAGAACTTAAACAAGATACCATGATAGTCACTGATGATGGGGATTATCGTATTAACAAATTCTACGAACAGGGATTAAAATAAAAATGCCTTTATTACCACGAAATCAACTCCATCTTATTCCTATAAGTAGGATAGTTGCATTATATCGAGGGTTATTCGATAACAATATCTTCAATCGTGGAAATGTGGTTACGTCTGCATCTTTCAAAGAAGATATGAATGCTATTATGAAACTCTTTAATGGCATCATTGAGGATAATGCGTTAAATGAGTATTTACAAAATACGAAAGCAGTCGATGAAGAGGGTAATGAATTAGATAGAGAAACGATTTTCTTGGCTTTTTTAAAAGAGTTAGAAAATATCACGCAAGAATTATTACCCGAATTTGTCATATATCCACAGGAGTTTATTTATTTCGAGTATGATGAAGACTATCTGTATATACTAGATAGAAGGAGAAAAGCGTATGTTCCAGCAGTATTACATCGTGCGATTAAGGCAAGAACAAATGCAAGCATTTTTACAGACCCTGGATGGTAATGTAGATTTCGTGATGCGATATTCTTGGAATATGGCAGTCACCGCATTTTTAAATGGACTTATCGATGAGGTTGCTCCTCCGATACAAGCTATTTTTGATGAATTCGAAGATGAAATCATGGTGATGAAACCAGAGGTATACGATGACCCTATATTCATTAGAATGTTACAGGCCACATCGTTTATCTACGAGTTTATAAGAAGGCATTATATCGAGCAATTATCTAAACAGGTAAAGGTTGATGAGCTAATGTATTATGCTTACGATGAAAGTACGGGAACTTTAATTTTAGAACATGTTGAGGGGTTCAAGAATGAAAACAACTTTAATTAATGTATCAAGGTTTAGAGAACCTTTGATGGACGTATTAGCGAGTTTTGAAGAAGCGATTATCAACGATGATGATTTTATTTTAATTTGTGTAGGCGCTTATCCGTTAGGGTTATTACCTAAAGATACCAATTACACCTTTCAAGACGAGCAAAGAATGTTCCGAGAAATGTTTACAACGTTTTATCCACAGATACACGTACTTTTGGAAAGTGCTGGTATAAGAAAGAAACCAGATGTATTTACCATTGAAAATGGTGTATTGGTGATTCAGACACAGGAGTAATTATGAACAATCTAGCAGAAAAACCTAATTTTACATTAGATCCCGATTCACTTAAAGTTAATTTCGATAAGAATCGGTTCTATGCTAAATTGGAAAGTTCAGATATAGATGCTATCATCAATAGTAAAAGACGTTATGTGTTTAGACATTATGCCATACCGGTATTAAAACGTTTATTAACACGATACGAAGAGGAAGAAGTAACTGACGCAGTACCGACAAAACGTCTCAATGAAGTACTCGACCGCTATGTCGATATATACAAGAAAGCGTACCGAAAAGGAGATGAGGGAATAGCATTATTCTTACGTACGGTTGCAGAGGAGTATTGCGAATCAACAGATACTCAACAATATTTCGTAACCTTATTTCTAGACTTAGTATCTGAGTGTTTTAAAGTGATAAGTCAATGGGATATGAAAGGTATTCGTTATTTTAATTTTGCAGTTGAAGAGAATAGTTCTCACGCAGTTATTAATATCGAATTAATTTAATAAGGTATTTCGTTATGGAAGTACAAACAACCTTAATGCGTTCCAATAACCTAGCTAATATTACTACATTGTTCCACTATATCGATCGTCGATTCCATAATCGAACCATTGAGTTAAAAGAGTTAATAGCCAATGTTAGATCTTGTATAATTAACTATATGCACTATAAAACCTTCTGGCCATGTACAGGTGACGATCCGATAGTGACCATATTCGATGGTATGTTTGAAAACGAGTATCATGTTATTAAACATGAATTAATCGCGTATTTGGAACAATTTATAGAAGAGTTAAAATACTACTGTGATGTAAAACGTCTTTTAGATATCGTTGTTACTGAAGAAGGTAACATGTGTATCTTAAAGACAAAACCGTTGAAATTGCGATTAACAGTTACGTATAAGGGAAAATAATGAGTAAGAACATTTTAGGTAAAATGGATATTGGAGATACGGTATCATTTGATTTACATGTATCATCAGTATTACCACAGGACTACAGTCTTGTTAAAATAGAAGGTGTTATACCGGCTAACTTATGCGATAAATTCGGCACTGACGTGTATGCGTTACATGCACAAGTTTATCGTTTAGTGCCGGAAGGTACCATGGATAATAATCCAGAATCATATTCTTATCTTCTTGTTAAAACGCAAGATAAAGAATATCGAGTCATTGGGTTACCTTGGATCAATGCCGATACTATTAAAGTCTATAAGCAAAATAAAGTGACATTCGGTATAATCAATTGTGCCGAAGAAGATATCGCTTTAATTAGAAACGCTATTGCTCGTCGTGGTTACCATGTAACGATAACGAGAGAAGATGTTTCTGTTGAATAGTACATATATCCCTACCCGTTAAGGTAGGGATATATGTTTATTCCTATCTAAATGTTTCTTTTTTTGTTATTTATAAATTTCAAGAAGAGTATTCAAAATGCAAGAAATAAAACCCGTATTTAGAAAAGATTACAGCGAGTATCGCCGTAACTTAGATTACGTTGGTTTATACGTAGACCAAAATGTAACGTATGCTAAAATACAAGATCCTAATCTTGATGAAGCTAAATATAGAGAATGGTTATTAGCAAATATGAAGAAAGATGGGGAATTTCCTATCTTTAATCCACGTATGTTAATGAACATTAAAAATCCTGTTAATGACAGAGAACGTAAAGTAACAACAATGTTAGATTATCTAAAAGATGTTACTGTAAAAGATTTAAAATTTGTACCAACCTTTACAACGTATTTGCCAGAGAAAAGCATGGAATCGTTAGAATCCAATTTCTTACGTATCGGCATGAAAAATCGTAGTATTGAGAAAAAGAATAAATTTAAAGCTAAAGAACGTGGTGATGATATCATGGCAGATTATCATGATAACATGCAGTTAATGCTTAAAATTCTAAATAACTCATCTTCTGGTGCTAAAGCAGCAAAAGGAACTATCCTGTATAATCAAACAGGACATTCTACTCTTACCAGTATTTGTAGAAGTACAACGTCATTTGCAAACTCAACCAATGAGAAGTTCTTAGGCGGTTATAGACATTACTTTAATAATGAAGTTATTATCAATAATATCCTTGCGGTATTAACGTTTACCAATATTGATGAAGTCCAAGAGGTAATGGAAAAATATAATTTACATTACGTTACTCCAGATGAATTAATGTGGGCAATTAAACGTAGTACGGATTTATATTGGGTATCACCTAAACATTTAGAACAAATTGCTGAATTTGTTAATAAACTTACCCCATTACAATGCTCTAGTTACTTATATAACAGTGACTTATACATGTTGAGACAATTCAATGAACAGTTTGTTAGAACTATGTTTGACAAACTCGTTGATTGTAAAACATTAATACCATTACCTCTTGGAGAAGCAAAAGAATGGTGTGATGTCATGGATGATGACTTAGCTGCATTAGTCGCGGTTTATGTTGCTGATTTGTGTAATGGTAAAGGTGTGCGTACAGCCATGTCTGAACACCCTGATATCGTTCCTATTGTAGGTGCAGTAGTGAAGAACACGATTGAAGTGTTTGAAGAGTATCGTGATCTTATTAAGACTTTCTGGGTAACTGAGATTATGCCTTTTGAATCAGCACGTGTTCCAGATATGATGCGTGGTGTCGTATTAGGTTCAGATACAGACTCATCGTTATTCTCGTTAGATACTCATTGGGTAGATTGGTACTTTGGTCAGATTATTCATGATGATAAATCAATGCGATTAGTTGCAACAGCGGTGTATATGACATCTCAACACATTGCCCATATTCTTGGGATGATGACAGGGATATTGAATATCATCGATGAGAAGAAACCTTTAATTGCCATGAAGAATGAGTTCTTATTCTCTTCATTTACTACCACATCTGCAGGTAAACATTACTTTGCTAAAAAAGATGCACAAGAAGGTATCATGATTCCTAGAACAAAAATGGAAACTGAAATCAAAGGTGTGCGTTTAAAACACGGTAAGGTACCAGCAGATATTACTAAAGCTTTCCATGCTAAACTTGATTATTTCATGAATACAATAGAAGCCGATAAAAAGGTAAGTATACGTGATTTAGTAAGAGAAGTGGCTAAGATAGAACATGATGTTTATCTTTCTGTGAAGGAAGGGGATGGAACGTTCTTACAACGTGGACAAGTTAAAGTAAAAGATGCTTATAAAACTGAGGATTCGATTTATAAGCGTGGATATGAATTATGGGAAGATGTGTTTGCACCTAAATATGGTAGCATCGCACCACCACCATATGACGCGGTTAAAGTATCCGTTACACCAAATACTCGAACTAAGTTTGATGATTGGGTAAGTAGTTTTGAAGATAAAGAGTTAGCTCAGCGGTTAATTGATTGGGTAGATACTAAGAATAACGGCAGACACCTTACTACGTTCTATATCCCTCAAGCAATTGTACGCAGTCATGGAGTACCTCAAGAATTGGTATCGGGTATGCAACCTCGTAAACTGGCATTCCAGATTACTTCACCTTATTACTTATTACTTGAGTCATTTGGTTATTTTGTCCAGAACGATAAGCTTACAAGATTATGTTCAGATGAAATACCTGAATTCACTATTCCGTCTTCTATCTACGAAGATTAAACATAATGCCAGAGCACTTAGCTCTGGCTTATATGTTGTCCGTATAGATATTGATATTTTCAATAAAATAATTTCGAGTCATATCGTAATCTAAATTACGAATGGTACTAAATAATTTACCTGAATCCATAATCTTAAATTTACGGATATATTCATTTCTTTCCATCCCACTTGCTTTTGATTCTATCTTAAAATCAATACCAAACAGCAAAGATAAATAAGGTACTTCAGCAAGATATTTTGCAAGTCTATTCTGATGGGTATTCATAACGGTATCATCCATTAAGAAATCTTTTAAACTGTTTGTAAATATACCAGGTATCCAACAGGCAAAGTCTTGTACACTACCACGACTTAAATTTAAATAACGGATAATATCATCATGTACTTCATCTACATGGTAATAACTACTACTCATCGCTAAACGTGTATCAGATTTATTATCACTATTCGCTACACCGAAGTATCTATTTTTCAATCTATTGAACCAAACCGTTTCTAAATGGCTTTTCATCATATTGGTGATAGGGTAACTGTGTATAAAGTTCATCACACTTTTACTTGTCTCTTCATCGTATTGACTAGCAAGCTTATCGTTACGCCATGCTTTATATTGAGCAAATAATAACCCTATATCTATTTTAATAATACAAATCCCTTTTTCTTCACTTAGTCTTCTTTTATTATTAGGTAATTGATAATCAAATGAAGTAAACGGATGATAAACCACTCTTACAGGGTCCCATTCACTATAATGTTTAGTAAAGAGTTGTTCGATAGCGTCATCAAAAGGTTGTTCTATTAATATCTCTTGGCACTCATGTCCATAGAAGTTTGATTTGAATTGAACTTTACCGTAATTAACTGGAGAAATGATTCCTCTAGGTGAAGTGTATGTTAAAGCAACATCTCTAGCAATTCTATAGTTACTAGATGGTTCATTAGTACTACTACTTAAACCATTAAGGATGCCCACTAATATATGGTCACTTCTAACAGTCCAGTTCATATCCCGCCAATAACGGGTTATTCTTTTATAATTATAAAAGATATTGTTTTTAACTGTATTCAGTCTAGCAGGCACTCTAGGTGGTTGTTTATTTCTAGACGAATGTAAGAATGTTAACATGGTTTAAATTCCTTTAATTGTGGCTGTATTGTAATTACTATAAAATAGGTATAAAAAAATCGAAACTAATATAGTATGTAAAACTAGTATGCATGACTTAACTCGCTATTCTGTAGCGGGTTAGGGTTATGTTTAGATATCTTTCGATTTTTAACGTGTTTAGCTGAAAATACAAAATAAAATGAGAATTATATTATCTAAGTGATTATATCTTAAGGATAATTAACTTATTCATTTTGTACGGAGATTTAAAAATGAGACAAAACATTGTTTTCAGTCATGCAGGGTCTTGTAGTAAATATTATTACGATAGACTAAGCTTGACAGACATGTATGGGGCATTCCCAGAGCTACATGAAAAAATATCAACTAAATACACGAAAGAAGAAAAAGAAAATCTTTATACGTTGCTCTGCACGTATAACAAAAAGCTAACACGTATCTTGTACGATGCAAACACGAAGTTACTTTATCTTTTTGTTGAACCATGTTTCGGTGAAGTAGTCAATCTTATTGATGATCATTTTTCAATAGAAGTGATTAAGAAGTTATCGAAATTAAATGATGTATTAATTCCAGTTATGGAGTTAGTACCTGTTTATTATCTTTCGTTTGAAAATAAACTTCCAGTTCGTGATGTGATATTTTCTATTCATTGTACTGTCGATTATCCAGACTATCGACAACGTGAAGTAAAAGAAGTGATTTCTGTTTGTTGGTACGATGAGTTTAGATATCACGATAATCCAATCGTTGAATTATTAAAACGAGAGAGTTTTGATGAGACTTTTTGTATTAAACGAGAAGACGATGGTTGGTCAACAATCAATGTTGAATGGAAAGATGTTAAAAACGGTGACGTTACTGCTAATCACAATTTTAAACAATTGAAGATTGCTAAGTCCAGTACGATAGCTAGTGGGTATTATAATAAAGAAAATAAAGGTTCAGTTTTAGAACCAAGAATTTCTTCTGGTTGCACTCGTCAAGAATATATTACGGTGAATGTACCAGTACCATTAAACCTATATTCAAAAGAGACACTCGTTGAAGACCGTTGGTTTAGATTTATCTATTTACTTTTAGACCGTTTAACTAAAGCACAACGTGAAGAAGATAAAGATTACTTTGATTATATTTATAAAGTACTCGAAGAAAGAACAACTGAACATCCAGAAAGCTTAAATGAGCTATTTGTGTTGTTCAAACTTAAAGAATGATTTATAAGTTTAAAATGCAAAGAAATTTTAAGCTTATATTATCTAATTGGAATACAATCTGTATTCTAATTCATTTAATATTAATTGGCCAATTAATAACAGGAGATTTATCATGGCAATTACAGGTAAAAATGATTTTTCAGCGTTATCAGCAGAAACTTCTGGTGTAAAACCAACTGAAGCAGCATACCGTGCAGAAGCAGGCGCTCAAGCATCTGCAGCACAACCTAACTTCACTGCTGGGGTTAATGCTAACCAACCAGCTAGCACCTTAAACGGTAAACGTGGTACCGGTTTATTAAACGGTATTCGTCGTACAGTACCATACAACCAAACAGGTGCACGTGTAGCTTCATTCTTAACAGCGTTTGAAAAAGTTGTAAAAGAACAGTTAGTAGATTTAGATTCAGATCGCGATAACTGGGAATTTAAAATCTTTGACGGCCCAACAAACCGTTCAGCAGTATCTGCTATCTTATTTATCCGTGACTACAACTCTCACGTTGCAGTATTCCCATGGGTAATCCAAGATCCAGATCACTCATTAGCTGATAAAGTATTACAAATCCCAGCGATGTACAATACTCCAGCAACGACTATCCAAATTCCTCAGTTAACTGAAGAATTATTAACTTCTGATGGTGAGTTAGGTCAAGCTATCGTTAAATACGTAGCGTCATTACCTAAATACACAAATCGTGAAGTATTATTAGTTACTGGTCGCGTTATCCCTACTAAGTTAGAGCCATCTAACGAAGCTCAAATCCGTAGTATCATTTACTACGCTTCTGATGCATTAGAATCATCTTTAATCGCATTAGATTCTAACCGTGAGCATTTCAATATCGCAATGAAATCTCCGGATGAAAACTTAGTAGCACGTATGGAGTTCAATCCTGGTCTATCTGCAACTTCTGTAGGCTTACCAGTACGTAACGACTTAGCAGTGCGTTTATCAGTTGTTGAAAAAGCAGCGAAAAACTCATTAGCAATGAACCGTCAACTTCCATTCTCTGCAACTCGTACATGGGGTGAATTAATTTACACTGGTGGTAATCCACAATTCGCTCAAATGGCTCAAGCAGGTATGATGGGTTATGGTTTCAATCCAGTAATGATGTCTAACCCAATGTTCCGTCCAGCGATCGTTATCTCTTCTATGGATAACCAATTCGAAGGTGGTTCATTAGAAACTCAATTGTTGGCGTTAAACTCTGCGGTATTGTTAGCAACTAACAACAACTGGTGGAATTTATTCCGTCCTAACCATGCGATTACAACTATTGGTGCAGACCCTCAAGATATCGGTATGATTACTGCAGACGTTGCATACCCAGGTGAAGAGTTAGGTTATACTAACACTAAAGCTGAAGGTTTCAATTTCGCACAATTCATGATGAAATATATCGAATCTGATGTATTAATCAAATTAGACGTTGATGAATTAGGTGACTTAACCTACTTACAACAACCGTTCTTATACGTATCTGGTGTGTCTGGTAACCCACAGGACCAAGCAACAGCAAATGAAATCATTTGCCAAGCATGTAACCACTTAACTGATGGTAACTTCGCTAAATACTGGTCTGGTAAAGATCCAATCGTTGTAGATTCAGATCGTATCGAAGTAGGTTACTACGTGAATGATAAAGGTGAATTACGTCCATTATCTGAAATCGACTATCGTTACATTGCTAACTTAATCGATATCAATGTGGCTCGTGACTTCCAAGATTCATTCAATAGTCAAATCTACCCAGATGACAAAGTGCGTTTCAGCAAACGTAAAGCGATCTACGACATGTACTTCGCAGGTAGCTACGAAATCACTGGCTTCGCTCGTCGTTTAACATTCAACTCAGCATTTATCGTTGCGTTATCACAAGCAATGAATGATGCTAACGGTGTTATTGCTATTGAACACAACTACAATAACAACGCGACAGTTGAACGTGGTAACCGTAACTCTATCCTAGGTATCCAACCTAACCAAATCGGTCAGTTTGTATACGGTGGATATAACTACGGTAACGGCCAACAAGCCACTACTGGTGTATGGCGTAATTACAACAGCTACGCGCTAGGTAATAGTTACCTATAAATAATTGATAAGAGACTCAACAATGGGTCTCTTGTTATCTGACTAAAATATTATAGGACTATTGGAAGTTTGTGTCCAATAGTCCTATATGTCAGTTTAATTATTTTATTTTTAATTATAGAGGAGTACGGATGGACGTCAAAGAGGTTAGTGGGAAGATAAGCAGTGGTTTAGCTTTAGATACCACTAATTACCATGCAGTTTTAAATAGTCTAAAGAAACCACCTCTATTGGTAAATGACCTAGATACTAACTACCCTGAAGATGAAGAACTTCTTAATAAATATCTGTTAACCACTTACGATACCGCGACATTCTCGATGGTGCCGAGTTGTGAATGTGGACATTTAGTAGGAGGACATTTACGGGGTAAAACATGCAGTAAATGTAATAGTGAGGTATTAGCTCACACTGAAGTACCAATTGAGTCTAATCTATGGATTAAAGTGCCAGATGGTGTAGTGGCATTTATGTCACCTACATTGTTTAGTAAGTTAAGCCAAACGTTTGAAACGAACAAAGTGGATGTTATTCGATGGATTTGTGATATCCATTATAAAGGTAACTTCCATGAAGTCGAAGTGATTAATAAATTACGAGAAGCTGGAGTCAAACGCGGTTATAATAATTTTATCAATAACTTCTGGGAATATATTGATATCTTATTAAGACCACGTATGTATACGTCTGTTTCAGATAAACGTAGAGATATACGTAGATGGTTAGAGGATCACAAAGATACCTTGTTTACCGAATTTCTTCCTTTACCCAATCGTATCTCTCTTGTTACTGAGAAAACATCGACAGGCAGATATGGTGAGATTCTAAAATTCGGCGGTGCAGTAGAAGCCGCACGCACTATCACATCACTTAAAACAAGAATCGATACACCAAGTCAATCAGCAAAGGAAGCTGCTGCATTTCGATGTGTTTATCTTTTAGCGGCTTATTATAGAGCGCAACAAAAAGATAGTCTAGGACGTAAAGAAGGTCTTATTCGTAAACACATTTGTGGTACAAGGATGCCATTCTCAGCTCGTAACGTGATTACCTCATTACACGCAGAACACGAGTATAATGAATTACACGTTCCATGGGCGATGGCAATAGGTTTATTGCGTTTACATTTAACCAATAAACTCTTTAAAGATGGGTATAGTCCTAATGAGATTACAGGTTTACTCACAGGACATGTAAATAGATATCACCCACTTATTGATAAGTACATGAAAGAATTGATTGCAGAATCCCCGTATAAAGGATTACCGTGTTGTTTTAACCGTAACCCGACACTATTACGTGGTAGTATTCAACAGTTATACATTACTAAGATTAAAAGTGATGATATCAATGATAATACAATAAGTTTAAGTGTAATGATTCTGGCAAGTTATAATGCAGAAAATCTTCATTAAAATGAAAAAGTAAAATATTAAATAAAAATTAGTAAGACAATAATCGTATAGCTTTATGCTTCGTTAATAGTACTTTTATAAAGGAAAATAAATGAAAGATAAAGCTTATAAAGAACCTGTAAAAGTAAATACTGTAGACGGTATTGACTTTTATGCTGTTAAAGAAACTGGTTGGATTCCTGTATCTAGATGCGGTTTAGTGTTAGGTAGGAATAAAACTATTTGTGGCAAGCCTAATGGTAGTGATCGTTATATTTGTTTTAATAAATTTCCGGTTCACCGTTTAGTGGCTACTACATTTATTCCCAATACGGATTCCAAGAAGATTTTTGTTAACCATATAGATGGTGATAAACAAAATAACCATGTATCTAATCTTGAATGGGCAACCCCATCTGAGAATTGCACTCATGCTTATCAAACTGGATTACGCCCAGACAATAAACATGTGCTAGCTAAAAATATAGATACTGGTGAAATCTTAGAGTTTAACAGTATATGGGAATGCGGCAGACATTTTAAGACTAATGGTGGTACAATACACCGTATCTTAAATAGACCACAAATTAGACCCTTTAAACTCAAATATGATTTAACTTTTAAAGGTAGTGAGTTTAACGGGTTTACAAAAGACGATGTAGTGATGTTAGAAGAGAACGGGAGTAACCGTTTAGTTATCGCAATTAATAAAGATAATGAAAATGATAGTATTATCTTCTCCAATAACAAAGTTGCTGCTGCTAAGTTTGGCGGTTCTCCTGCTTTAATAAATTGGTACATTTGTTGTAATGGCGCAGGCGAGTTTAAGAATTTATATAAAGGGTATCGTTGGTATTACTTTAGAGATTATTCTAAAACTAGAGAACAAACAGATAAGCTTATAGAACAATCCGTTAAGGAGTTGGAACCTTATAAGTTTAACATGAACCCAGCCAACAAAAAGCCTAAAAAGCTTAAAATAACCAATCTAGAAACAGGTGAAACCCAAGTATGGAATTCTATAAAAGAATATGCTCATGCTAAAGGTGTTAAACATAATAGCTTGGAAAAACGTATTCTAATGAATAACGGTATCATACAAGGGTTTAAATACGATTATGTCAAACCTTTTGATATTTAATATTTACTAACACTAACTAATGAATTGCTCCTGTAATCAGAAATGGTTATAGGTTAACCCTCTAATTGCGGGAATAGCCGTTATGATAACTACTCCTATTACATCGAAAGATAGTAATAGCCGCTCACAATAACGTGTGAGTTTATAGTAAAGACGTTATCACGTAGGACAGTCCGCAGCGAAGCTCCTAAGTCCTTATCAGGATATGGAGTGTGTTCAACGACTATGGAGTTGCGTCCAGTACACTCAAGCGAGTGGAAACGGGGGAGACGTAGGGAATAAAGTGAATACCTACGATGCTTTTATAAACAAAGGCATCCTTACCGAGTAATGTCGGAGGTTCGAGATATAGTCTCGTCATCTATGGTAACATAGAGCAGTCTATCTGATGGAAAGATAGACGGGTAGAGCGTAGCGAACTCTATTGAAGAATAACGTTTTGATGGTAAAATTGATTGCCAGTCTTATTCGTGAGGATAAGAGTATAGGTAACGCGGAATGAAGCAAGAAGACTGTGATGTTGACTTGAGACTGAAGGTATAATTTAAAAGTTATACCAAGCGCAGAGCGTAGTAGGTGAACCTAGTAATAGAATATAATCCTACCAAGAGGCCGCGTCGTATCATCGCCTAAAGAATGATTTTACTCAATATAGATTGAGATGCAAAACGTACGCCAGACTATAACGAAGGATAAGTTATAGAACTAGAGGATAAAAAGCCTTTAGGGTAACAAAAATGGATCAAATGAACTTATATTTAAACTTAGATACATTCCAACATGATAACTTTTCTCCATTAGCGTCACACACGTCTGTATGGAGTACGGAATCACCGTTTGATGTATCGGGTATTGTGAATATCACTAAACCTATCTTTGCAACGATTAACAACTATTTGACTATAGGAAAACGCCCAGAGTTATTTCCATAGTCTATTTAACTAACAAGGAGTTTTATGGCTATTCTAATAGATGGTGATAGAGAGGTAGTAGCACAAATGCTATTTGGTCCTCCACCGCCAGGTTATCAAGACTACCTTAATCAGACTAACCAGTATTTCTCAAATATGCTTACAGATGTAGGTAAGAAGTTTGTAGAAACAGCGAGTAATGTATTTACACGTATTAATGTTAATGAGGCAACCAATATGGCGAAAGCAGCATTACGTGTAGTAAATACTTATTTCCAAAGAGACATTATTCACGATGTAACTTCGATAGAAGATTTACAAGAAGCACCTAATGCCATGGTGCGTTGGATTATGTGTCATCCTGGTTTACGGTCTATGATGGAGGCTAATACCATAGATGCATATGGTGATCGTTATCAAGATAATCAGCCAGACTTTAGTGTTGGTTGGAATCATTTTGATTATTGCCAAGTATATGATGGTTGGATCGAGCCTGTCACTGTAACGAAAACAATCGTGAATGAAAATAACGAGGAAGAAGAAATTACAGAAACCTACGATGAAATGACTCAAGTATGGATGGGTGAAGAAGAACATGAGGAACTTCTCGATATTGAAGCAGATATCATTAGAACCGCTCACATGTTTGTTGATAAAGCACTAGCTGAAAAACGTGACCCAACTTCTTACTACGATAACATCATTGTAAGCTAAATTAATAAAATATCCCTAGTGTATATACACTAGGGATATATGTTTTTGTATTTTATTTTTTTAGGGCTTAGTATGTTTAGAAACAATTTATAACCTATAAATGCTCTTTAAGGGGGGTGTATGGCGTTTAACCCAAATAAAACAATAAGGGAAACTAGTCCTTTATTACCCACACTGTCATTAGCAGGATGGGTTTCTGGTATAGCCGAGAAAATAGACAGAATGCTAGCCAATTACATGGCTTCTCAATATACACAAACTGTATACCACAGAGGACATGTAAGATCTTTAGCTTATACGGTACAAAAATATTATAATGATCCTAGTAGTTTAGCTTCAGCCATCAAAGTCGATATTGAATCATTGTTAAGTGGTTTCGTTGATTACGTTTACGCTGAAGTCACTTTTACTGAGGATAAACTCACTTACCGTTATGATTATAATATCGATATTACTTTTAGTCACGCAGGATATACATGGTCTCATGTTAAACGATTAAAAGTAGAAGATAGTAAATTTGAAATGCTTGTAGATATTAATAATACAGGTAAATATTCATTAACCCATAATCGCAATTAAGGAAAAATAAAAGAATGAGTAAAGAAAGAGAAAGACACGAATTAGGTTATTTCTTAGATGCACCATTACCAACAATGTTAAGTCACGATGATGTTTACGGTGATTACCATTTTACAGAAGTGGATGATTCATTGATGGGTGGTTACGATAATACTTTATCCACTTTAGCGAATTACTTAAATAACGCTTTACCGACTAATGCTCAGAATAAACGTCCTTCTATCGATGAAGCAACCTTTGTTCATGCATGGTTACCACATTTTTATAATGGTAACGCTGGTACAGAATATGACCCATCAGTTAGTTTAACATGGATCAATAGCGTAGCAGGGGGTAAATTTGATGGTGCTTATCACAGTGTGGATGTGATTCGTGACGGTAAAGTCATTTTTAGAGTACCACCATTACAAGCTCGTGTAAATATTATCGGTGGTGAGGACAGAAATAAAAGTGTTTCCATGCTCTATAAAGAAATGGATGATAACTTAAGACGTGTACCTCATGCCGTAAAAGCACAAGAGCAGTTCTTTTTAGATCGTATCTTTGATAGCAAGAATGAAAATCAAAGTAAACATGATTTAGCTACCAAAACTAATTTAAAGTATCTATATATTTTAGATGAAATTTTCACGTACTACGGGTACGATAGTATTTTATCCCCCGAACTTATGTCAGTTAAAGAATTAGTTATGGGTAAAAAGGACAATGGAACGAAATCAAGCGGAGAATTATCTCCAGGAACTGGACACTCAGTACCAACTGAACAAGATAACGAAGACGATTCAGACTTGTTCGGATAAGATTATACCTATCAAAATAGCTTCTTTCCATGATGTTCACCTTGGACACCATAGAACCATTGCTACAGACGTTGTAGCGAGATTTCATAAAGTCTTAGATGATGAAGCTGAAGTTTCCTCTTGGGATATGTTAGTATTCCCAGGAGACTTATTTGATAGGTTATTATATTTAACATTTCAATACCTCCAAGATGTTTTAGTTTTATTTACGAGAATATTAAAATTAGCACATAAACACAATTTTATTATTCGCATTTTGGAAGGTACCCCGGGACATGATTATAAACAATCTAATCTTGTTAAAATCGTTGCTGCAATATTAGATATCGCGATGGGGCTTAAAGTCGATTTAAAATACGTATCAGAATTATCTATCGAGTATATCGATAAATACGGTATAACCATGTTATACGTTCCTGATGAATGGGATACCGATGTTGTATCTACCTATGAACAGGCTAGAGAACTCATGAAACAACGTAATCTCACACAAGTGGATTATTGTTTATTACATGGTGCGTTCAATTATCAGATCGATTCGTCTTTAAATCCAAAAGCTCACTCTGAAGAATTATGGTCTAATCTTGTACGCTATTATATCTTTGCAGGTCATGTGCATTTCAAATCGCAATATAAGAATATTTTAGTTGCAGGAAGTTTTGATCGATTAGCTCATGGTGAAGAACAGCCTAAGGGCTGGTTAACCTGTGAGATTAAAGATACCGGGGAACATGAAATCATTTTTCATGAGAATAAATTTGCCACTATTTATAAAACACTCGATGTTCGTGGTAAGAGTTTAGAAGAAGCACTGACGTTTATTGAAGATGAATGTAATAAAGTGCCAGATTATTCCCATATTCGATTATTCTCAGATAGTAGAGATACTATTACGGAAGGATTGAAAACCTTAAAACAGAAGTTTAGTTTTATTTTCTTTACAATTAAGATAGATAAGAAAGAAGAAGTGAAAAGACAAAAAACGATAAAATTGATTTCTGATAAATTTCAAACTATCAGTTTAGATAAGGACAATATTGTTCGTGTTATAGCAGATAGATTAAAAGAAATGCCAGAAATAAATAGTGAGTATGTTTTACAACAACTTCATAAACACATGTAATGGAGGTATGGGAATATGGATATGAGTACGAAACGATTATTAGGTGGTAAGTACTTTATATCGATGGGTACTGCCATGATATTTGAATCAAGTGAATTCGATATTAGAAAATGGCCTAATCTAATGTATCTTAATTTAAGAACATTGTATCGTAATTACGTCGCTTCAATACCAACTGATTATCAAAAACATGTTAAAGTAAAAGACATGTTAGAAGACTTTTTTAAAGAAGTCTCTACCGTAGAAACGATAATAAAAGAAGTATCTCAAAATCGAGTAAAGATATTATTTTATTATCCACGTTATGAACATTTAGATAAAGTATTACCTGAGGTTACAGTACTTGACTATAACCCAGGTATATTCGATCAACTTGAACTCGATATGTGGGCATTTGCAAAACGTAATCAGATGTTAATTCCTTTTTTCTATCAAGAAGTGAAAGGTGAATTACCACCAGCAAATGAACCTGTATTACTACTTAGTTCGTTTATTACTGATCTTTTATCTGCTTCACGGTTTCCTGCACTTTACTTAATTGAATCTTTTACAGGTAAAATTAAGAAAAGACAAGAATGGCACACGAAGTTAAAAATAGGCAATGTTAAAAATATTGACCAAATTGGTATACCGTTTAACAAATTTACTATACAAGTATTTGGTGATAAATCGGGTGCTTATAAAGGGCAAGATAGGGTAATACGAAAAGTAGTAAGGGAAATGGCTATAAATGACCACTGGTCACCAATAACCACAAGAGATAAAATTAGAACATCAATTAATAAGTTAAAAGACCATGATATAAAGAAAATATTATTGGATTTACTGTAATTAGCTAATATGATGTTAAAGTCTATGTTATTTATATCAACTCATTAAGGAATTTAAATTATGACTGAATTAGTACAAGTAACACCGTTTAATCAAAAGGTAACAATTTTAAACGATAACAAACTTCGTTTAACAGGTGAACCTTTAGAAGGTAATGAACCTAACCGCTTACCTTGGATGTGTTTTGCATTAGTACAAAACTATCCTTACATTAAAGTTAATCTTAACAACGGTAAACAAAAAGAAGAAGCTAAATTTGATTTGGCTTTAGACCAAGTTGCTTTCCAAGCAATCATTTCCGCAATGGAAGATGCAGTACGTTCAAAAGAACCTACTATGATTACTATTGGTGTTAAACGTAAAGGTTTTGATCGAGCAACAAATCGTCCAACTGATCCATACCTTTATGCGACAGTGACTGTAGGTAAAGACGCAGATGGTTGCGAATTTATCGGTATTCAACGTGGTAAAAAAGACAGTAAAAACTATGTGTCATTAAAATTTGGTTTTACTGATCCTGAATTCCATCCGGTTATTGAAACCGCTACAGGTCAACCGGCTTCACGTCAACGTGTATCTAACTTGATTGCACGTGGTTTTATTCGTTTATTAAACCACTACATGACAGTGCTAAACGTAATGACTTGGAGATACGAAAACACTGGCGAAGGTAAGTTTGCTTTAAAACAAGCTGAACAACGTGGTGGTCAAGGCGGTAACGGTGGTAATAGTGGATATAAACCACAATACAACCAAAATAATTCATCAAGTAACCAAAGCAGTGGATACTCTTCTGAACAAGAAAGTAGCAACCCTGTGACTAAAGGTTTTGATGAAAACCTACCATGGTAATTTAACTAATAAATATGGTAATTAATATTTAGTTACCTTATTAAATGTCGTGAATTTATATACATCCGCGACATTTAAATTCCTAATCTTAGCGTTGCTAAGGATGATAACTATAATTAAAAATGAGTTATCGTTCTTAGTAACGCATACAGCACTTATGCCCAATCTTTAATTTTTTATCGATTTTACTTACAACAGATAAACTTATATTATCTAAATGATGGAAGTTTCCATTTTTATTTAATATAAATAATAAATGAGGTAATTATGCAGTTCAAAAGAACAGAAACAAATTTAACAACTGATAATACCATTACTACTGAACACAAAGGTGTTGAACTAGTATGGGGTATTAAAACGTTTAGAACGTTAAACGTGACACCAAACTTAATTACCGATATCAATAAGTATTGGGCAGGGTTACCTATGGAATCTCAAGATGCAATTTTTGATATTTATACAAAGATTCATGCAACTTTTGAAACTGTAGAAAATATTCGAGTGATGGATAAGTATCTACACACTCTGATTAAACAGCTTTTCGAATATCATAAATTCGAAGATATCATGGCTTATTATAAAACTAAGTCAGAGATCAAATTACCTGTCCTTAAAGATAACTATGCATCAGACCGTGATGTGCCAGAGTTGACTTATTTACGTAATGAATATTACGGATTAATTGGTCTTTGTATCGTAATGAAAATTATGGTGCCTATATGGGGTGAATATATCAACTTCATTGCTAATGATGTTGGTACAAACTTTAAAGAATATCGAGCAGCACGATTATTGCGTGGAACGAATGTTACTGAATCAGAAGGGTATAAACGTTTATCCGTTTATATTAACGCTCACTGGGAAGGTAATACAGAGAAACAAATGAGTGCAGCGATTTTAGCTGGTTTAGATGAGAATCAAGTACCGAGTTGGTTATTAGGTAACGCATTAGTAAGACGTATTGCGACTGCAGAACTCATGCAACGCAGTAATCCAATGCCAGCTAACACCATCATCACCGATGTATATAACTTTATCGATAGTTTATCTAATACAATGGATAAACATTTTGGTGGTAGAATCAACGAAAAAAGTTTAGATGCGAGTGGAAATGATGAAGATAATACTTCAGTTATTGAAAACTATAAAATCAAACAAGAACTATCAGAAGGTGTTATCACCATGCATGATGTTTATTTGGTTGATTACCCTGAAGTTATTCTTAAGAAGTTAGCACCAGAATGCCCAGTAAAACTCTTTAAAGATAACATGAAGTTATTTGAAACACACTACAAGGATGGGATTGATATAAGACACTCTGCTACAAGATTAGTGCAATGGGTATTACACCCAGTTGTTACGCACAAAGCTTTAGATAGAGTAACGTATCAAGGGTTATTATCAGCCTATGTGTTGACTTACACATTACTGATGTATTGGGGTTTTGATGATTTAGCTATCTGGTTAGCGTCTAAACAACAACCTACACAAGCAGCGAGTAACGTTGTTCGTTTACAAATTACCGATGCACAATTGGAACAGTTGAATGCGATTTATCCGCATGCACCAAATAGTACAATTAAACGTCGTATTTCTAAACGAGATAGCAACGTTGCAGCAGTAGCGATAAGTATGGTTGTAGTACCGATTTATAGTTGTTGGTGGAAAGTGCCTGAATGGATCGATGCGAAAGCATACCCTGAACTTAGAATTGAAAATGGTATCATGCCAGTATTCGGTAATATCGAAATACGATTGGCTGATCTCGTTATTTTCTTAAAAACGAAAGTTCACAACAACTTATTGAAGATTACAAGAGAAACAAAATAGGAGTAAAAAGTACGATGCGAGTTTTAGGTTTAACTTTATTTGCTAATAAAGGGATAAACGATGTACATAAGCGTTCTTATAAAACGCATGTGACCAACGAGAACTTGAACATGTTAGCGGATGCGACGCAAGGAGGTCGCGTTTTAAGTCAACATGCTGTTTCACAAGTTGCGGCTAACATGGTAGCACCGAGTGCAGAATCAGAAGGTGTCGCACCGATTGTACATGGTTGGAGAACAAACCGTTTCCGTTTCTTACTAGAGATAGAAGAAAATGGCGCTAATGGTGCAAGTAATATTGTTTATTATACGGGTTATACCGATTACATGGATGATTCTTATATCACCATGTCTGCAGGTAGAACAAGTATTGATCCACATTTACAATTTCATGTGACTTCAACTAACCGTTTAAGAAACACACCGGTGTTAATCAATGGTGCCATGAATGCTCGTGTAACGAACACAGGCGCTCATCAGCTCATTTTTAATAACAGTGTGGATAATCTACAGGGTGGAGCAAAACAAACGTATCTGATGCGTCCTAGCGATATTTTCCAAAGTCAAAACTCACTTGATGTCATGACTCGTTATGGATTATTAGATGGTGGTGTAGTAAATGATACTACAGGTAGTTTATTAGGTGGTGGTAACCAATCTAGCCGTACGAATAACTCACCAGGTACGTATCTATTTAATACACTTAAAGCTTACAGTTATGCGAAAAACGTTGTAGAAGATACAAGTGATATTCGTTCTATGGTAAATGAAGCGGTTTCTGTCACTAAAGATGGTGATCTATATTACGATCCATTCTTCGATAGAATGTCAGCACTTAACACGAATATCCGTGTTCGTGGACAATTCAGTTATGATGACTTGGTACGTGCATTCCCGCATATCGATGAAATCACAGTAATTACTCGACCACGTATGGATGCTAACGTTTGGGATTATACTAACACTGAACACTGGAATGGTTCTAACAATGAAACTGTGGCAGCGTCTTTATTAGTCAATGCTGTACCGTCTATCATGTTAGATAACTTAGTGGCTGATGCGCGTTTCTTAATCACTAATGATACCGTAACAGGTGAAGTGGTGCATCAGAAGTATTCATGTAATCCTATTAATAATAGTCTCGATAGAGATGCATTATTAGAGCGTGTGATTGAACGTGTTAAATTAGAACTTATTCCATCTATCTCAATGCAGAATAGTTTTAAATTTACCGTCTTAATCGATTGTTCAATTTATGGTGACACCATGGTAAACATTAGTTTAAACGGTGGTGTAGCAGTCCCTTACGTCATGCCGACCTTTGCTGATAACTTAGCTTCACCGGTATTGACAAATGACATTAATCGTTACAACAGTGTAACAAACGACATCTATAACGTCGCTCAACAGTTATTAGATGCGAAAGCCCCAATCATTCAAACACCTGGTCAAGGCGGATTTACTCCTCCAAATCAGGGCGGTATTATTACTAATTCTACAGGTTATCTATAAGGAGTGAACAATGTCAGAATTAACTAGTCTATATAAAGGGATCTTACATTCCCTTGGTTTAACCGTTAACGATAAAGGCGGTGTATACATTTTCGGTTTAGACGAAGAAGAACCGTATAATGTTGATGGTAAACATTTAGTCGTTCCTTACGATAACGTGTTACGTAATCCAGATTGGGAACATCAAATTGCATTCCATCCGTTATCTGAAAACATTGCACGTAAAGATTCAGTGGTATTGAAATCATTACAAACTTTAGGTAACATTAGTATCGATGCAGATGTCGGTATGATCATTGGCGAGCTCATTAGTTATTGTGCTGATAGTGATAGACACGGTAAATTAAATGCGAAACAAACTGCATTCTTATCGTTATATCCAAATGCCGATGAAACCTCTTTGAAAAACTGGCAAAAGATCGAAGCGAAGATTGGTAGTGAATACCACTATGTGCGTTTACTTACTTATCGTGATAAGAAATTAAATGGTGAATCCTTCTCACGTGTAACTTACGTGACATTCCCGTTATATAAAGAACTATGCAAACTTATCGATGCAAAATCTGGTGATTATACCGTATACGGTGTCAAACTTCGTAAGAAAGATGCTGAAGGTATCAAAGCGTTATTTGAGTATATCTTTAAATCAGTAGATAATCCTGATTCAGAATATTCAACCGGTACACGTTCTTTAATTGCTCCATCATTCCATGCATTCATTAACTCTTTCTATAAAGTTAAGAAAGCATTGGAGAAAGTATTTAAACTTCTTAAATTAGATACGGAATCTTTAGCTTGGGGTAATGAAATCAACGATTTAAGTAAATTTAAAGGACTCATTCCACCACTTGCTGGTAACGAAGGTGAACTCACTGAAGGTGATCGTAGACGTAAAGAGCAACAAGTTGCTCCAGTGTCTCCACATAGCCCTAAAGTGATCAATCAAGTACATCAGGCATTATTACAAAATAGTAATAATAAAACCATGAGTACAACACCTCCACAAGTGAAACCACAGGCGCAAGTGCAAGCTCAACCTGAAAAAGTGAAATCGGGTGGTATTGTGAAACGTGAAATTCCTATCAAAAACGATGTGAATTTCAATACACTACCAGTCAATCCGGTACAAGCTCAACAAGGTTACATGCAACCGCAAGCACCTATGGTGAATGGTCGTTTTGTTGATCAAAATGGTCGTCCTATTCCAGTACCAAACTACGGTCAAGCACAAGTTGTAGGGTATGCTAATCAGCAACCTGTTAATCAACCGATGATGCAACAACCAATGATGCCTGTGCAACCTATGATGCAACCTATGGTGCCTCAACAAATGTATCAACAACCCATGATGCAGCCGATGATGCCACCACCAGGTATGTATAATGCACCACAAATGCAACCTGGGTATTATCAACAACCTATGATGCCAGCACAGCCTGTGCAGCCTCGTAACCAACAAGGATATTATCCATACGGTAGATAATCGAACATATATCCCTTACGTATACACGTAAGGGATATTCTTATTTTCTATAAGCATTTATGGTGTTGTATTGAGCCAGTAACTCTTCCAATACGCCGTCATCAGGTAAATATAATAACTGATAACTTTCATCGAATTCGTGATTATACTTCATATCGTTTAGTCTCATGATAAACCAGTGTAAATTCAATGGGATATTTAAGTCAAACAATAATGATGATAAATCATAACGATGAACGTATGCTTGCATAGGCTCTAGCTTATGCGTCACTATACGGTTTTCCTTGATCCAGTCGATGTGGTCTTCAAAGAAGTGTCGAAAGGGATCAAAGTAATACATGTAGCTGTAATTGGAATGAGTTTTCTTGTTTATTAATAAATCTGCCATTTATCTTATTCCTAATTTAATTGTAATCTTATCATACAACTAAGGAGTAAATAACATGCAAGATAACGATTATCTTGGATTAGAACCTCGGTTTATGGGTGCAAGTACGATACTTGAACCTCATGCAGCCTGTTCATCCGCTTCACGTTCAGCCATGCGTGCAACATTCTTGACGCAAATGAACGTTATCGCAGGAGCAGGTCCTCGACGCATCATTTCTGGTGCTGAAAAGGAATATGGTAAATACACCATGTCTATTAAAATGCCTTGCAATGGTACTATCCTTAAAGTCGTCCACAAATATCCTCGTAACCTAGGGATGTTCTCGTTTAAACAAAATAGTGAAACCACTATCATATACGAGAACGATGAAACGGGGGAAATAGGACATATCGTTATTCCTATTTCATATTGCAACCACAAAGTATTTGGTTTTGAATATAAACAAAATACACATATCACTCGCCAACTTAGACAAGGAATGAAGATTGCTAAAGATACGATCTTAGCCGATTCACCTAATGTCCAAGAAGATGGAGACTACTGGTACGGTACAGAACTTATTACAGCATTCTTATCAGTTCCAGGTATCATTGAAGATGGTGTCGTGATATCTCAATCTGCTGTAGAAAAATTAAAAACAAGAGGTTATGGTAGTAGTATCCTAGAATGGGGTGGAAATAAAATTCCATTAAACATCTACGGTAATGATGAAGAATACAAATATTTCCCCGATATTGGTGAACGTGTTCGTAAAGATGGTATTCTTTACGCGACTCGTGAATATGATCCAGAGTTAGCAATCTGTGACATGTCCGCAGATGCATTACAGGAAATTGACTATACGTTTGATGATATTACGTATATTCAAATGACTTCTGTAGATTCTGAACATATGCCGATTGTGGAAGACATTAATGTATTACACACGCATAATCCTGATCTATGGAAAACACCACCATTAATCGAAAGACAAATTAAGAAGTATCATGAAGCCACTAAAATTTATAATACTTCTATTTACGATAAATACGATGAATTGCGTAAAGTGCGTAAACAAAATTTACGTATCACTTCAGCATTTCATTCTAATATCGTTCGCTGTATGTCTTACGATAATAATATCCAGAAAGTACAAGATAAATTGACTAAATCAATTATTCGTTCTTTCCGTCGTATTAAGTTAGACGACTGGCGTGTGGAAATTAAGTATGGTTGGGATGTGATTCCAACTCTTGGCAAAAAGTATACTGATCTTCACGGTGTATGGAAGTCAATGTATTTGAACTAAAGAAAAGTCTTATATAGTAGGGAATTTGATATTCTTGATGTGTAAAATTTTATTTAAAATACCAGATAGTTATGTAGAATACGTAGACCTACAGAGTTTTTAAATTAATTAACAGAAGGAGTAAAAAATGTTTACTACTAAAGACAACAGTCATGCTGAATTTCGTATCATCCCTGGTTTTGAAAAATATAGTATTAACCGTTATGGATTGATTAAAGATAATGACACAAATTCTTTCTTGAGTCAAAGTCCATCTAACGGTTATATGGTTGCTACCTTGATTAGAGAATCTGAAGGTAAAAGAGCACAAACCTTACAACGAGTACATCGTTTAGTAGGTTTAGCTTGGATTCCTAATGATGACCCTAATAAAATAGAAATCAACCACAAAGATGGGGATAAAACCAATAATCGTGTAGAGAACCTAGAATGGGTAACTCCACAAGAGAATGCGCATCATGCAGCGAAATACTTGAATTATACTAACGGTACTAAACTTAAATGTCGTACTCGCGATTTTGAGACAGGTGAAGTAGTGGAACATGATAGTGTTCAATTGGCTGCTAAATACATGGGGTATAAAACAACTACTGGTTTATCAGTATTGTGCCCTAAGATGTTTGGTAAGCTATTGCAAGATAGATATGAATTCAGATTAGCTGAAGATAAAAGACCTTGGTTCTATGAAAACCGTAAAGAAAGAGTTTTATCTCGATATATGGTGATTGTAGAAAAGAATGATGGTACTACTGAAGAATATTTCAGTAAGGTGAGTTTACTTAAATCTTTCGGGTTATATAATAGCCCAGATAAAAGTATCTCTGGATTGGCTAAAGCGATACAGGAATTACATCCTGATTATAAAGTAACGTTATTAGATGCATATACCATTGATTTAGGTATTCCTAGATTACATGGTACACGTGTTAATGATACCGGTATGATATATGCAGTAAGCCAACACACCATGATTGTAGTTGACAGTTATTTACGTACAGCTAATATCTTTAGAGTAAAACCTGAAGCGATTAGAAGACGTATAAACACCCTAGAACCATTAAAAGGTTTTATCTTCTTACAGGATGAACATCTAGAACTTATCGAGATGTACAGACTGCGTGACAAATACGAAGACAAATTGAGAAATTTACCAGCGCCCTCAGAGGTATTAGTTCCTTAATAGGAAAAGAATAACTGAGAATTCTCTCTAATTGACGGGGAACTCTTAATTACTTCACACCAGTATTAAGACAATCCGCAGCGAAGCTTGTAGTATAATTGATATAAGCAATTATATTACATGAACGTTCAACGACTAGTGCGGTAGCACGTAGAGCCCAAATGCGGGTAGGCAGTAGATCAATTAAGTCCTTTAAATCGAAATGGGAGACACGTGAGTGGGTTACGACCAACACCTCCATATAGGAGCTATACGAGTAATGTCGATAGGTGAAGATATAGTCTAGTATCCTAAGGTGACTTAGGGAAGTTTAGTTTATGAATGGTAAACTGAGAACTGCGTAAAGTAGCGACTTACGTGAATGCACGGGTAAAGGTGTAGTCTGTGCTATATGGCCAGACGAAAGAATGCCATATGACCCTGTAACAGGCATACGCGCTGAACAGATAGTCTATGGAAATTCGACAGTTAACCGAACAAACGTTGGACGAATGTATGAACATTACATCAATGCTACTTCAGCGTATTTGGAAAACGAATTTAGAATCATGGTGGATAAAGGTGAACAGCAACGTGCTGCAGATCTTTTATTCGAATATTATAAAATCGTTTCTCCATTGATGTATGAACATGCTATTCAGATGTATGAAACACCTGAAGCAAGAGTGATTCATTTACTCGATATGCTTAAAACACAACTACGTATATGGCTACCTCAAAATAGCCCTAATATTGGTGCTGCATGTATCTGGGAACTTATGCAAAAATTCCCTATACCTGTTCATCCGGTTAAGTACGTAGATGATGCGGGTAATACAGTCACTACAGTTAAACCAGTGATGCTAGGTTCGTTATATACGTTATCACTTGAGAAAATCGGTGATGACTGGGGTGCTACAAGTATTCCTAAACGACAACACCATGGTATCCCTGGTAAGCTTACCGATAGTGATAAGTCAAGTTTACCTTGGCGTGATCAAGCATTTAAGATGTTTGGTGAATCTGAAGTACGTTTATTACTAGGTACGTTAGATCCTCAATTTGTTTCTTTAATGGTTAACTTCCCAAATAGTCCAGCTATGTGTGAAGAAACTGCGAGAAATATCTTGAGAGCGCCACAACCAAGTAATATCAAACGAGTGATGGATTATTATACACATGCAAAATCTCCTGGTAGAGCGACTCAGTTCTTTAACCACGTTATGGAGATCTCAGGTGTAAATGTAGTTAAAGGTACGAACAATGTCGAAAAGTAAAAGTAATTTCATCATTGCAAGAAACTTATTACAGTTAAAGGAAGATGAAATATGGGAGTTAGAATACCTGTATGAACCAACTGAAACTGTAACAGTTGCTTTTGACGATGGGGTGGAAATGGAAACTGATATTCGTAGAACGATTATCAGTTGGTATCTATGGAAACTACACCGTTTATACCCTGAAACACCTTTAACGAGTAAACATCATTTGGGTAGTACAGATTTAAGTTCTAAAACGTTTATTAAGTTAGAATCAGCTATCTGTAAAAACCTGATCGAGATGTATTGGGGTCGTGTAGACTTGCAAGAGTTAGCAAGACAAATCTACGAATTAAATACGGATATCCACAATATGGTTGTATCGAGATTATCTGCATATGTAGAAACATTAGATGCAACCGATATCGTGAGTATCATTTATCATCCAAGTGTACAAGAAGCAAGAGCTGAGATGTTAGCGGCACCTTCACCGAATAGTATTGCAAAACTATACGAGAAGGTTCCAGCTATCTTAAAAGATCCTGAGTTCTTACCGTATAACAGTTTAAAACAAACTGCGGTTACAGGTAACGCTTCTGTTGCACAGATTAACCAAATCATTGCAACCGTTGGTTTACGTACAGACATCAACAGTTACATGTTCCCTAAACCCGTATTGGATTCATTCGGTACAGGTATTAAACGGTTACATGATTTCATGATTGAATCTCGTTCTGCGTCTAAATCATTGATGTTCCAAAAAGATCCTATTCGAGATACTGAATATTTTAACCGTCGTTTACAGATTCTCTGTCAACCGATTAGATATATCTTTAAAGGTGATTGCGGAACAAGTAATACCCTACCTTGGAAATTACAGGTAGGTGATGATGTTGCTTTAGATGGAAGTTATTACGAAGATGAAGATGGTATCTTACAAGTGATTGGTAAGAATGACCATACAAGAAAAATGATAGGTAAAGTGATACGTTTACGTAATCCACTCACCTGTGCACATAGACACCTTGGTGGTATCTGTGAGGCTTGTATGGGTCAATTATCATACACTATTCCTGCAGGAACTAATCCAGGTCATGTAGCGGCATATACGATGGGTGAGAAAATTACTCAAGCGGTATTATCCGTTAAACACTTAGATGGTTCAACAGAGATACGTGAGATCAGTCTTGATGCGGGTGATAGAAAGTATGTAAGTTTAGATAAAGCTCGTAGTGAATTGATTAAGATTAATGAGAGTGTAAACAAGTATGAAGATGTGACTATCTTATTACCTGTTGAAGCTGTCACTAACTTAGCACAAGCCATGTCTACTACTAACTTACGTGAGTTATCTATCTTTAAGGTTTCTCATTTAAGTAAAGTTGGTATTAAATATACCGATGATGATGAAGAGATCATGGACTTCGCTACCGTGTCTGGGCCTTCACGACCAAGCTCGTTAACGTTAGATTTCTTAGAACATATCCGTAAAGTTGGATATAGTCAAGAAAACCCTAAACACATTGAAGTCAGTTTAAAAGGTTGGGATTTTAATAAACCAGCATTCCAGTTACCTCAGAAACAAATTAACATGTTAGACTTCATGAAACAATTCTCTAGCATGTTAGAATCTGATGGTAATAGTTCTATTAAGAAAGGGTTAGATCCAAATAATCCTGAAGATTTAGTGGCATTCTTGAGAACGATCTATGAATACAGTCATAGTCACAATGTTCACATTAATGTGACTTATCTATCTATTGCTACATTAGCGTTATTAGTACGTTCGGTAGAAGATAACGATTTCCGTATACCTTCCGATTACAGTAATGCTGAATTCGCAAGTTCATCATCGATTATGCATCAACGTTCTATCGGTGCAGCATTAGCGTTTGAAGAACAAGGCAATGTGATACTTAATTCTAAATCTTATCTTAAAGAACATCGAGTACCTCACCCGATGGATGCCATGTTTGTTAATCAACCAGATGAACAATACTTTAAGAAATGGGGTAAGTAATTTAAACTAAATATATCCGTAGTACCTAACCGTACTACGGATATATGTTTGACTATTTTGTAAAGGAGGAATATCAGCTTTCTTTATTTTTTGTTAAAAATCTTAAATACAAGTATAGGGGAGTGTTACACTATGAAAAAAATGAGAATAGATTTATATACTCATTTCTTTAAAGTAAGTCATGTACATCCTAGTGCATATTACGCGTTACGAAGAGCGTTTCAAGAGTTATTACAAGTACAGTTTGTAAAGATACGCGGTAAAGTACAGAAACAGAATAAGAATATATTTGCTGCTAAAAGCGATGAAGGCGAGTATAGATTCCACATTAACTATCTTCTTCGATTTAAGGAAATGTTAAGAGATGGATTGATTAATGATGATGAGATAAATTATTTTAAACACGAATACCCAGAGCCTGAAGAGATCGATGTAAAAGTACCTGAGAAATTCCAGATGAGAGACTATCAGGAAGAAGCAATCAGTTACATCTTAGATGAAGGTCGTAGTAAACTTATCAGTCTTGCAACTGGTTGCGGGAAAGGCCTTCTTTTAGATACGTTAGTTAAAATACCTAACGGATGGAAACAGATTGGGGATATAGAGGTAGGTGATTATGTTAATACACCAAATGGTGATAAAGCTAAAGTCACTGGTGTATACGATAATAAACAAGTACCTTGTTATAAAATAACCTTTGTCGATGGAAGAAATATCGTTTGTGATGAAGACCATTTATGGGAAATCTATAGTCACGATTGGGATGGTTATAGAACAATAGATACCGATAAATTGTTTGAATATTTTAAACAACATGTTAATCGCAAAATAAAGCCAACTGAACGTAATGGTTACGGTAAACCACATGCTAGATTATACGTTCCGTTAGTAGATCCTACTCATTCAGCGGATGAAGATATCGAATTACCGTTAGATCCTTACTTCCTTGGTGTATACTTAGGTGATGGCTGGTGTGATTTAAAAGGTAGGGTTAGTATCACTAAACCAGATTTATTTTTATTTAACACGATAAACGATATTGCTGAGCAGTATGGTTGTACAGCTATAAAGTCTAACTATATCGATATTAAACATTGCCTTAGTTTTAGAATTACTTCTAATGATCTGGAGAATAAAGCTCCGGCTAGCAATAACGATATAGCTAGAAAAATGATTGAATTGGGATTAAATGGTAAACACGCATGGGAAAAGTTTATACCTGATGTTTACATGAATAGTTCACTTAATCAGAGACTAGAATTAATTCGTGGTTTAATAGATACAGATGGAACTCAGAATAAGGAAATTAGTTGTGCTGAGTATACAACTACGTCCGAAGTCTTAGCTAAACAAATGGTAGAATTACTGCGTTCAGTTGGGTGTCAAGCTAGATATAAATCTAGACAAACTAAATACACGTATAACGGGGAGGTTAGAGTAGGCCGTATTTCTTATAGAGTAAGAATTAGGGCACAAATCCCCTCGATGTTATTTAAAACCCCTGTAAAGGCTTCTAGATGTAAGGACATTACTAAAATATTAAATGCTGGTCTTAGATTACGCATTGTTAATATTGAGCGTGTTGGTAATCATGATACTAGATGTATTGAGGTAGATCATCCAGATAAAATGTACGTTATCCAGGATTATATCTGTACCCACAATACAGTTACTGCTGCTAAAGCTGGTGAATTACTGGGTTTTAGAACTATCATTATCGTCTTAGGTCGTTATAAAGAGAAATGGCGTGATGATATTTTAGAACTCTATGGTCCTGATACTAATTTCATGATAGTAAAAGGATTAGCTCATTTATTATCTCTTATCGAACAAGCGAAAGAAGGCAATCCAGTACCTGATGTAATCATCGTTACAACGACCACTATGCAACTTTATATTAAAGAGTGGGAAAAACATCAAGGTAAAGAAATAGAAGGCATGGTGCCTCCTGAGGAGATGTATGAGATCCTTAAGATAGGTTATCGTATTATCGATGAAGCCCATCAACATTTCCATATGGTGTTTAAGAATGATTTATATTCAAACCTTTATAAAGCTGTTTATTTAACTGCTACATTAGAGAGTAACGATAAATTCATTCAAGCCATGTATAATCTTATCTGGCCTAGAGCCATGCGTGGACAAGCTGTTAAACCTGCTCCTTACGATAAGACGACTGCTTTACTCTATCAACACTTAAATCCTGATAGAGTAAGATGGAAATCAAATCAAGGTTATAGCCATGTAATGTATGAACAATCTATTTGGAAACATATTCCATCTAGAGTAGAATACTTAGACATGATAGGAGATGTGGTTGAACAGAAATTCTTACCACTTTATGAACCAGGTAAGAAAATGTTGATCTTCTGTTCTTTAGTAGATACCTGTAAAGAAGTAGCTGATTATCTTAATCAACGTTTTAAAGATAAGAAATGGCAAATATCTAAGTTTACTGCTGAAGATAATAAAGAAATCATCGATACCAATGATATCACGGTTTCTACATTAGGTAAAGCAGGTACAGCTTTAGATATCTCTGGATTGATAGTTTGTTTTAATACAGTAGCTTTAGCAGAGCCTAAAGCTAATTTACAAGCTAAAGGTCGTTTACGTGACTTATCTAAGAAACCAGGTTTTGAACACATCGTACCTGAATACATTTATACTGTAGCTACAGATATACCGAGACATGTTCAGTATCATCAAGAGAAGAAAATGTTATTTGCTGGTAGAACGACACGTATCACGGAAGAACGCGCTCAGTACACGATAGGTCAATCCCTTGGAGAGTATTTTAGATTAAATCTAAAATCACACTGGGGTCACATTAAAATGGAGAATCTGAAATTACATGACAAGACTAAGTAATTTACATCTTATTGTAGCGACAGATATGCTTGGCTGTATAGGTAAGAGTAAAGTCTTACCTTGGCGAGATAAAGAAGAGATGGAAGTATTTAAAGAGTATACCACTGGAGACGATGTAGTGCTTATCGTCTCTAATAGTACTTTAAAAACAGTCCATAACTTTGAAGAGTTTATCGCAGCTCGTAAGAAAATCTATGCCATTACCACGAATAAAGATCTTCTAGATACCACTTATAAGAATGTAGAATATACCACATTCTCAAGAGCGTGTTTAGAAATTTATCCTAATGGTAATCGTAAAGATATCAGATACATCGTTATTGGTGGGCCTATTGTGTATAACTACTTTATGCCTAAGGTAGGACACATACGTTGGTCAGTAGGAAACTTCATTGTAGAAGATGGAGATACTTATTTTACGCCAGATGTAAATGGTGCAACTAAAACTGTAGTAAAAGAATTACAGAACTTCAAAGTAGTACAAGCTGACTTTATTTAACGAGTTGACATATATCCCACACCGATTAAGGTGTGGGATATATGCATCAGAATTATAAACTTATATAATCTAAGTGAAGATAGCACAGGGCTATCTTTGCTAATCCGCAATAGCAAGTTTGTGTTAAATACAGATTTTTGAATATGGAAAAAGAAAAAATGTATTTTATCGAATTACGAGATTATATCAGATTTAGACATCCTGATATGGTTGATGAGTTCGATAGAACTCTATCTAAAATGACTAAGAAGGAAATCACCGATCTTGGTCATAAGGGTAGTTTCATTGAAACTATTAACGAATATCTCGTTAAAATAGTAAACAATGAAAAACTATTCTATATCGTTCAAAGCTGGAAATATAAAGTCTGGCATAAGCTCAGACTTACAGCAGTGAACAGGGAGTACGTACCGCCAGTGGCTTAATACGTATAATCAAGTGGATATGTAAAAATAAACATATCCACTAATAGTTAAAAAGAGTAGTGTAAAAACTACTCTTTTTTTTTTACTTTAAAAAGAGAAGCCTTTCATTTGTTTATCACCACGCTTAGTTGCATCCTCTAATCCATCTTGGAGTTCTTCAACTTGAGAAATTTCTTCCTCTAACCAAGATAACGATAATTCAAATAAATCATCTATCTTATCTAAAGGCATCGCTAAAAACTCAATCAAGCTAATACCAAAGTATTTCTGAATCTGATGACTGTGATATCGTTGAACAAAGTACTGGAATTGTCCATGTTTCTTTATTTTTTTCTTATCTGTCATCAGATGTTGTTGAAACGGATGTTCTAACTGTGGATCATCGTGATTATATAAATCATACTCGATGTCATAGGCTTCAGATAGATAAAGTTTAGCCAATAACGGGTTAAAAACCTTACCTTTTATTTTAACATACTGTCCTATATAGCCATCAATGTTTTCTTCTGTAAGAACCAGTTCTACGTTAGTTTGTATCCTGGTTTTACCATTCGCATCGGTAGTTTCTTTAGTGACGTAAATGGTTTTACCTACATCACGGCGAGTAATAAACTTAGCATCTACGTCATCTACAGCACTAAAGTTTAATATCACTTTTTCTATTTCACCAGCTCTACCAAGAGCCGGTCTACCGAATCTGATACTTCTTACATATTGATGCGGTGCGAACTCGCTCTGACCGATGACCGGACTAGGGTAAAAAAAGTCGACACCATATCGATAGGTAATACGATGTGATGTTTACCAGGACGAGTATCATGTTTCTTACCGCAGTTAGGACATTCATAGTTTAAAATACCTACTACAGAAACAACATTTTCAGCCATATATTTCTTAAGTGCTTTGAAGAATTGTTGAGTGTAAACATATTCACCAGAAACAATTTCAAAGAAACGATCAATTTCATCAGGATCTCTTTCCGCATCGAATTCTTTCACTTTACGTCCAGCTTCGATGATAGCAATAGAACGAATATATTGACCATAGGTTTTGAAATAGTTAGTATTGATGATATCTTGCCATTTACGACGTCTATCTTCTGGATTATTTTTCTCACGGAATAATTCTTCAATTTCGTGTTCAGTATCTCTAATCCAGTTAACCGCATAGTCTTCTTCTTTTGCAAGAGTAGGCATTTCGATATTAATCGTTACACCATTAACAATGTTATCATCAACAACTTCTTCAGTAGAAAGATGGATTACACCTTTACCACCCGATCTGAATTCATCTTGGTATTCTTGAAGTTGTTCTTCAGTGATACGTTTACGCACGTTATTAATAATAGCGTACTGACGAGCAGATAGAGCTGTGGTATCTACCCAAAGTAAACTACGTAAATCTACTAATCCTTCAGTTGTGTGGCTACATTCGTTAGGATCAACTGAACAAACTTGCACTAAAGGATATCCATCAGGATAACGAGCTTTCATCATCGCTAACATTAAAGTATTTAAATCTTCTACTTTAATAATGGTTTTTAGATAATCTGGATCATCTTTAGGTGCTGTTGTCGATTCGATGTGATCTAATACGAAATCAGCAATATGCTTACGAACAATCGCTGCATCATTACTAAAGATATCACCACGAGTACGCATACCGTAATCAACTTTATCAGAAGCAATGGTTTCATCTAAACGAATGAAAGAAGCCGCTGTTGGAGCACGTAATTTAACCCAAATACCTGTGTGGTATAATGGAGTATAGGCACTCATACCGAGTTTTAATAAACCGGATAGTAAGTTAAATGATGCACTACTATCGTTAGATGTAGATTTACCTAAACCACGTTCATTGATCAAACCTTTATATAAAGGTGATTCTTCTGTACCATGGTTTAACATGTTACGCCATTTAGCACCACCACGTGTTGTAATATCAAAATACTGGTCGTCGTGTAACATGTAAGTACCTTGTGCAGCACTTAGACGTGACCACCATTTTTCAAAAGCAGCTGGATCTTGTTCAAAGAAAGAATCTTTAACACGTTCTAAAGCAGCGTATACAGATTGTTGCGTACCGCGTAATGTGTAAATTGCGTAATCTTCATTTGTATCATCGATTACATTTTTAATTTTAAATGGTTCAGATAACCATTTTTTACCTGTATTTTCCGCATAACCTTCAGGTACATCGACATCACGAGGTTGCGTTAAATAAACTTGAGTTTCGACTATTTTATTTTTTTGTTCGTTTTCATCCGCTTCAGCATCGAATAAATCATCATCTGCTACCGGAGCTGTTTCTACCGGTTCTTCAACTTGTGGTTGTTCTTCTTTAACAGGTTCTTCTACAGTAGCTGTAGGAGTTGGTTCTACAGTTTCTACTACTGGTTCATCATCAGGTTCGTCGTTAAGGAAGTTAGCATCTTCAGGTTCTTCCGGTAACTCTTCAAGTTCAGTGTATCCACGTTCTTCAGTAGTTGGAGTTAATACTGGATCTTTTTCTTCTAAAACAGAAGTAGATTCTTTATTAACTTTAGCTGGTGTGATTTCCTGAACTGGTGTTGGTTCAGGCTTAACCGTTTCTACTTGTACAGGTTCTGGTTGAACTTTCTTTTCTTCCACCACTGGTACTTCGTCTAAAGTATCGTAAGGGTTGTTTGCCATAATTTGTGTATCTCCATTAGTCTAAAATAGCGTTTAATTCATTGATATCAATGGATTTAGATTTAGCAGCACAAGCTTCGCGTAACGCATCAGCTTTACTGCTTAAATATTCTTGATGATCTTTGATGCTCATGAATTCAGAAATAACATTCATGTTTACATCAATCGGATCAAAGTCTTCTTTACTTACTTGTTCAACCATTTGATTAAATGATTCTTCACAAGCTTTACTTACTTCTTTACCTTCTTCAATGATACCTTCAATGATAGTAATTTCCCCATCCAAACGTTTTTGTGTTTCTTCATCCACACCTTCATCATATTCAGATTCTTTAAATTTTTGAACCACGTTTGTTAGTGTACTATAGAGAGTATCATTCACTTCTTTTAATTCATTAAAATCTTTCAAGCTTTCTTTAATGATTACCGCCATCTGTTGCGCTTCCTTATATTTTTTATTAAGTTTACCGCTCTGTACTCGCTGTTTCATACGTTGAGCACGCAGCTTTTGTTTTTGTTTAGTGTCGTTTTTGCGTTTGTTTTTAGATACAGCCATTTTAAAATCCTTAAATATACATGGTTAAATAAATATGTAACGTATAAAATATATATACTTTATTATATAAGTATTTTGTAAAAAATAACATACATAGGACGAACCATGTTTGAAGATCTAAAAAAATATTTATTATCAGTAGTACCTTCTATCCAAGTTGAAATAATTGAACGGTGTTATAAAAACCTTTATACGGTTTACGGCGAAATGATTCCTATGGCGTTATCTGATATAGTTAACATTGTAAACAGTAACGAAGATTCTACAAACATCGCCAATATCTATAACACTACCATAGACCATATAGAAGAATCACTATTGAAATTTGGGGTCGTTATTGACGACGACGAAGTAGAATTTAAGGATTTAGATGATTTAAATAATATCTTAACTACATTTTTAGAAATAGAAAGTTTCGATGATTTAGAAAGCATTTTGAATATAATTGAAATTAGCAATGATAGTACAGCAAGTCTAAATGAAATTATTAATTTAGTCAATGCAACTGAAATCGATTATACTCGTTATATTTTAAAAGTATCTGATGAAGTACTTCCAAATATTAAAAATGTAGTAAGCGATTATATTCGTAATCAAGCCGACGAAAAAGAAATGATTCAAGTTAATCCTAAGCTAGTTAAGTTCTTACAGTTAGGGTATCATCAAAAGGTAAGTGAAAAAATCACTATGGTTTTATTAACAAAACCATGTACACTTAGCCTAGATAGTATTTTAAGAACTTACGGAAATCAATTAGCCGATTCCGCTACAAGTGAATACGGTTGGGTATTAGCTTGCCTAGCTTCTTCAGAATACGAAGCTTTCCTTGAAAATAATGATTTTCTTTATAATCGTTGGGGGAAATATTTCCTAGAAGAAACGGATATCATCTCCACCACAGCTAGAATACAAAAAGTATTAGAAGCTTTAGAAGGTAATCAATAATGACAAAGTTAGAATTTATTTTAAGAGCTTTTAAAGAAAGTACTTGTTACTATAAAGCTGAATGGGTGTTTACTTTATTCACTGTTGTTCGAAATAACGAAGTTGAACAAATAAAAAATCTATATCCTTTTAGGATAGGAGTGATGAATGATAAATATGCTGGTTATGTTGATGATACATGGATTGCCTTTGATGACAGTCCTGATATTAGCAGCCCTCTATTCCAAGTAGATGAAGTCGTAACCATTGCAACCAAAGATGATATTGTTCAGAATTATTCTACATTCCCATTTAAAACAAGAGTAGGTAATTTATTTGTTAACTATTATATTTTAGTTTCTGCTTTTGGAGATAAAGTAGATTACCAAAATGGATCTATAAGTATTTCAGCCTTAGAAGATTTAGTCACGGCTAGATTAGTTGATGGCAATGATAAAGATGCTAACGATAAACATGCGTTATACGTTGACGAAGTTAAGAAATTTTCTTCAGCATGTATTTCTATAGCAGGCTTCTCATCCATTGCAACACCTTCTGCGTCACGTTATACGATGGTAGCACCTCCAGGTATTAAAGAGTTCAAGGAACAACTTATTGCTAAATATAAAGATAAGTTAGATGATCCTGCTATTGTTGCTGAAATCGATAAACAATTAGTTGAGTACGATAGAAAATTCCAAGCTCAAGATCCAGATGGTGGATTCTTATATAAACCAAAAGCGTTCAACGTATCTCGTAAGAAACTATTTTTAATGCACGGTTATGAACAATCTGACATGTCACCAGATCCAGACTTTGTTCCTAACTCCTTATCTGAAGGATGGGATATCGATAAGTTACCATCAATGATTAACTCATTACGTGATGGTTCTTTTAACCGTGGTGCGAAAACAGCATTAGGTGGCGAAGCAACTAAATTCATTTTCCGTATTTTTGCTACAACAAGAATAGCAGAAGAAGATTGCGGTACTAAGATTGGTATGCGTAGAACAGTCACTAAGGCTGATGTAAATAAATTTATTATAAGTCCAAACGGTAACAATATTTTGTTAACTGAAGAAAATATTAAAGACTTTATCGGAAAAGAACAAGTGGTTAGATCACCAGGTTTTTGTAAAACAGGTAATGCTAACTTTTGTCTCCATTGTCTTGGTCTAAACTTTAAAGGAAGTGAGAATGCTTTAGCTGCTTTAGCTTCTGAAGTGGGATCTGATATGTTAAATATTTTCATGTCAAAAATGCATGGTAGCCAACTTGCTACTACCGTTTGGAAATATAAAGAAACTATATCTTAATTTAAATAAAGGAAGAGAAATGTCTAAAAAGAATAAATTCGAGAACGCTCTGGAAGAGATGACAGTAGTGGAAGCTACTCCATTAGAAGATGTTCCTGAGGTTCCTCAAATTACTGAAGAACAACAACGTGAGGTGCAGGATTACATTGGTCGTAACCCTGTAGTACGTGCACATCTTAAAACCATTGAAGACTATTGTGTTGCAATGAAACCTGGTAAAGCAATGGACCCTAAAAATGGTGCTGCTTGGACTCAACGTCTTTATGCTGCATTCATGGCGATCATTTCGATGGAAAACATCGGTGATATGGTAGATGGTTTAGATGCCATCCTAGATGAATTCTTAGAACACCGTAATGGTTCTCTAAATATGGAATACACACAACGTTTCGTTGATATTTGGGTTGCAGAAGAATCACGTAGAGATTTATTTACAAATCTTTGCTACGTGTTCTATACTTATTGTGATACTGATAAAAACAATAAAGTCGTTAAAGCAATGACTCTAGATGGTGATCAAGGTATGTTGAAAAACATGTTACCATCTCAACGTGAACGTTTAATCAACTATTTGAAAAGACGTATTTCGTAATAAATGAACATATATCCCTTACCTTAATCGGTAAGGGATATATGACGATCTATAAAGAATTATCGTTTTAACTCTTCGATAGTTTCATGTTTTAAGAAGATGATTTGGATATCTTCCACTACTTTAATCGTACCATCAGGTTTAGCTTCAACAATACGTTTTACACTTCGTCTTGTATCAGCATCTTTATTGGTGTATACGGTAAAGGTGATGCCTTCTTCTTTAAAGTTTTCAAGATCCACTGCAACGATATCTTTACCACCCATGATTTGCAATTGTTTCGTTAAATCAGAAATAGAAACTTCTGGTTCTTGTAGAGATGTATTGATGATCTCTTTAGTTTTACTAATAATCACATCACGTAATTGTAAATCATTATAGGTTTCATCTGGCATGTAATACGTTAGCTTAAATGAAGCACGCATTGGGATTTCCACTTCTTTACCTTCATCGATGATAACAGTAGAACGACCCATTGTTCTTTGAGGATATAAATACAAACGAGTATTCTCTAAAAGACGTTTACTGATTTCATTTAAGTCATTCATGACATTATCTTTAACAACTTCAGAAATCATTGATCTATATTCACTATCAATCTCATCAGTAGAGAAGTAATAGATACCATCCGCCATGAATAAGTCAATCATGTAAGTTAATTCACGAGTTTTAGCCACGATTGGGTTACCACGTTTATCAACTTTAATATCACCACGTTTAGCAAAATAAACTGGTTTAAAGAGTTTATCACCAGTTGGACTTGTACGTTGAATACCTGTTACCGGATCAAGATCTGGTTCCATAACTGGATCACCTGCACGATGTAAAACAACAAGCTGATTATCATCTAATACAAAGTTACCATCTGAAGAAATATCATAAACGTCGTGAGTATAAACACGAGGGATATCTTCTTCGTGACGTTCGTATTGGTAAGCTGATTGTACTGGTAAACCATTACTCCATAGATTTTTAAGATGATCACCTAAATGATAATCAAATTTCTCCAGAGTGATACCATATACTGCATCTGTATTCATACCTTGATGATTAATAAACTTATCAACTAAATCAGGACTATGGTTAGTGTTAACGACATCTTTAATACCGTGTACAATATAGAATTCACCTTCTAAAGGTAACTCATATTTTCTAGCAGTTGTATCGTGCATTAACATGTCTTTAATAACGATACAGTTTTCGTCAGTCACATCCCAGTCTGTTTTCAGTTCAAATTCCCAGAAATGGTTAAAATCTTTCAAATCAGGATCTTCACCTACATCCGCTGCACCTAAATACTTACCAGTTAAACAAGCGTAATCTTTTTCACGATGAGGTTTAACGAGTAATTGACAGAAGAGATGATCTTCATCCACTTCTTTATACGCTTCAGTACCAGCTGTTCTTATTCTGAATTTAAACCCTTCTTTAAACTCACCATTCTTCTCTTCTTTAAACTTATAAATCTTATAATCTAAAGTCGATACACTATAACCTGATGTTTCGTTATTAGCAATAAACATCTGACTGGTGATATCAGGTTTATCAAAATAGTAAGCACGTAAATCAAACGTATCGTTAGTAGGATCTAGCACGTAGAAGAACGGTGTATACATGTAAGTAAGTTCATTCACTTTATTGATGAATGCATCCATACCTAATTTCTTAACACTTGGTACTTCTTCTTTCGGTACTAATCTGATTACACCATTATTTACTTTAAATAAACTTTCAGGTGTAATGGTGATTCGTCTACCATTATCTCTAACGTATTCAGGGAAAGAGACTAAATCGTTAATAGAATACAATAATGTTTCCATCGCACTTGATGCACCACTTGTAAACGTATCCTTAACGTTAACCGGTAAAGGTTTAGTAGCAAGATAAGTACGAGAAGTAATCATATCTCTCGACTTAATTACGTTATAACCGTTTAACTTCAATGTTGTTGATAACTGATTAGCGGTAATCGGTGTTTTATCGTAATTCGCAAAGTTGATTACTCTATCACGTGTTTCTTCAAATGTTTCACCATCTGTACCACCAGTAAACATACTCGATGCTTGGATGATCGGTGATGAAATAAATTTAATAGGTTCAACGTATTTTAAATCCTGTATCGTGTTTTCCAACACACCCCATTTAGCACCAAAGCTATCAGCGCTATATTCATTTAATGGTTCATCTACTTTACCTGCTGTAGTATAGATTTCCCAGTGAGCTTGACCATTCACCAAACCCTTATTGTAATACACACTTGGTACCGTTACGATAATACTTTTTTCTAAATATTTCAATCTAGCGGTAGGAACACGACTATCGTAAATGATATCACTGTGAGTCGTAACGAGCTCTTTAGGTGTTTTATCATTTAACTTAGTCATATACCCTCTAAAATGACAATACTTATCTTCGATATTGTATTTAGCGGTATAACCTGTCATTTGCATCAAGCTATCGTTATACGTTGTTATTTTGACATTGAGTAAGGTAGGACGAATACGAATAAATTCATCTTCATCAATGACAACGTAATCCCACGGTACGATATTTGTTGTAAGTGTTTGCAATGGGTCTTCACGTTTCACATCGTAAAGTACATGAATACCACCGTGTGCGAGTTGTTCAATTTTAATATCGTAAAGTAATGTAAACACGTAATCTTGAACGGTGATATAACTACCGCGAGGTAATACTAAACGTTTTACACCGTTTTCACCTGTGTCTACAAGGTTAGCAAGTAATTCATTACGTTTAAAATAAATATCGAATCTACATCTACCAGGTGTAGCAAATCGACCAATGTAATGTTGGTCGAACATGTGGTTATATAGATTCTCGTAAGTTGTTGCTAATTTAGGATATTGGTTTCTATAATTAGTTTCATGTGCTTGGTGCAAAGTAGAAGCTGTCATTGCACTCATTTCTAAAGCATAACTGAACGGTGTAGTTGGATCAGGTACATTCACTCTATCTTCAGTTAACTCGTTAAGTAACGTATAAGCGTATTCAATTACGTTACCTGGGTTATTTTTAAACAGAGTAAGTTCTTTTATTTTTTCGTCAGTTAATTCGTAAAATGTTTTATTCATTTTCTTTCCTTAAATACTAAAACTAAATACCACTATTTCCAACAAGAGGAGGTTGTCCTACTTCATAGTCGTCTATTTCCGATTTAGATATTTTAACGATATTTTGTTTAATCTCTTTATGGATGTAAGAAATGTATTTATCTCTAGGTACCCACCACTCTAATTCGTAAGTAATATAATTTACTAACGGTATAGCAAAATAGGTTCCTCTTAATTTTTCACTAGGTTGTAGTTTAACCCAGTTCTCCATATCTTTTACTACAAGACTTTGAGTATTGTAATCGTATTTATCGTACTGTATTTGTAGTCCTTCACAATACTCACCCACCACTTCATTAAACTCGTAAAGTAATATAGGGTCGTTATAGCTTGCACCTATACATTTAAAGGTAATAGGAAGCTCAGCGTTTGTTTCTACGAAGTTTTTACTACTATCAACGTTGAATTGTTGACCGAAACTTACACTAGTAGGATAAGCAATGGTTGCGGCATATTTTTGAATATAACGTCTACTGTGATCCATGATGAAACGATAGATCTTAGTATTATAATCAAATTCTCTTTCGTAAATAAAATTAGGATATGGGTTTAAATCCAAATCACGACAACCCATGTAATATTGAATCCAAGTTTGGAATAAAAGCGTGATGGGGTCACCTTCAATATTTCTGAAGTTAGCGTTTAATTCAAATGTATCACGGATATTGTAATAACCATCTGGCATCACCCATTGTTCATTACCTATCCCTGCTTTCGAAGTGTAATCATTGATGGCTACATCTTTCCATCCCGATAAACTAACGAGCGTATTACTCAGTAAAGGAATAAAAGGATTATATTCGTCAACCATAGGACTCTTACGACTATTTACATCAGCAACATGTATTGCTTCAGTAGGGTCATTTCCATTACCACCTCCTATGAAAGATACATTACTTCCTGACGAGGTAAAAGCTGGTGTGCCTCTTGCACCCCAAGGGTCTAACGTATTTCTTACAAATCTTGCAATAGTGTTTGGACCAGCATTTCTTAACGTTGCTAGTTCACGTTTAGCTGAGAGGTTATCGTATGTTAGATTAAGGATTGGCCGTGTAAAGAAGGTAAATCCCATGTTATCACGGTTACCGTGTACCAAAGGTTGACCTATACGGTGATAGTTAAACCCTGTTAACGTTTGGAAACCTACCGATGACACACTGCCATAACCAGTTTCACGTAAAACAGTATCTAACTCATTTCGAACATTTGATGCACCACCCAATTTTTCTTGTAGATTAAATCTTAATGTATAAGGGTCAATATCAGAAACTTTAGGGTTTCTAACTTGACTATACCCGTTTTCAGGGTAATCATTATCTGGATCTTTTAGATTAATAGGGTCATNGAGATAATAAAATAATGACAACTTTATCACAAATCGTAGGCAAAGTACAAGCCTTACAATTAAAAGGAAAAAAGTATGAAGTAGTCGGTATGGAAAG